TTGATTACTGTTTACTGTATATAACAGACGATTATAGACAATATTTGACTACAGATGAAAACAACAATACTATAAGCGATTTGCCAGACGATTTTATCTGGCAAGAATAATATTAATTTAATTAAATAAAATCATGGCAAAAAGAAAAACACCTAAGACTGTTGACTTAAAACCGAAGGCAGAAAAAATTACAGATCAGCAATTAGAAAGACTTCAAAAAGCTGCACAAGGCATCAATAAGATGCAAAATGAAATAGGAGCTTTAGAAACTCGTAAACACTCACTACTTCACATGGTTGCTACAATGCAAGATGTTATCGAAGAGTTAAGAGAAGAGTTTAAGAAAGATTACGGAAGTGATGAAGTTAACATCATGGACGGAACAATTAAATATAATGAAAATGGAAGCAACGAAACTAATCCGCAAGATAACAATAGGTAAGGATTATAAGATAGATTCTATGCACTACTCTGTAGGCCAAGAGGTCTACGGAGGGCATACAATCTGTAATATAATAGAAGAAGAAGAAAAGTATTCTATCTACATTAAGAAAAACAAAGATGTTCTTCCTTGGAAAGACTTCAATAAGAATATGGCTATATCAGTAGAATATAACTTACAATATTAATGAGAAGTCCTTATAACTACGTAATATCTCCCGTTGGCAAAAGATACAACAATAGCGTAGATGTCGAAGGTAAAGATCTTATACTAAATACTGAAATATTTAATCATGAATACGTTAATCGTAAAGCTACTGTGCTTAGCTGTCCTTTGTTGGGTGATGATTCCATCAAAAAAGGAGCAGAGGTAATAGTTCATCATAATGTATTTAGAAGATGGCATGACGTTAAGGGAGTCGAGAGAAACAGTAAAGCTTGGTTTAGCGAAGACAAGTATATAGTATCTTCAGATCAAATATTTTTATACAATAATGGTAAAGAATGGAAAGCTGTTGACGGCTTTACTTTTGTGCAGCCGTTAAAACTACAAAAAGAATTTGTTACAGACGAGCAGGAAGATCCAACTAGAGGGATAGTAGTATATAGCGATGGAACACATGAAGCTGGAGATATTGTTAGTTTCACACCATTCTCTAAATACGAGTTTATTGTAGAAGGAAAAAGACTCTACAGAGTTTATAATAAATTTATTACAATTAAATATGAGCATAAAGGAAACGAAGAAGCGTATAATCCAAGCTGGGCGTAAAGCAGTCGATGAATTAATTAAAGTTGCTCAAGAGCAGATTATCACCAATACAGAAGATGATGTATCTGCTGATAGGCTTAAAAACGCTGCTGCTACTAAAAAGCTAGCTATATTTGATGCTTTTGAAATATTAAACAGAATACAAGAAGAAGAAAATATACTAGAAGGTAAAACCACTGAAGACAAGAAAGAAAGAGTGTTTAGAGGTTTTGCTGAAGGCAGATCAAAATAAAACGATATGGGACTAAATAATCATATATTCGATTTTCACACAGAGGTATCAAAAGGACTTGTGCCTAGACATTCTCTAATTCATAAGTTTGGTCACAATCAAGATGTTGACACAACTACAGATCCAGAAACAATGTGGAGCGCTGGTGGATTATACACTTTCCCAAGTTCAGCTGATACACTAAAAATAGTAAGTGCTGATGTTGATGATAATGGAACTGGTACTACTGGAGCTCTAACAATAACAGTTCAAGGCTTAGACACCAATTACGATGTAATATCTGAAGACTTCACGCTTAATGGGCAAACGGCTGTAACTGGGAGTAAAGAGTTTTTAAGAGTTTATAGAGCTTTTGTCACCTCTGCTGGTAGTAGCGAGTATAACGAAGGTGTTATAACAATAAACAACTCTGATGATTCTTTAACCTTAGCACAAATCCCAGCTCAACACAGTCAAACTCAAATGGCTATATACACTATCCCTAGAAACCACAAAGGGTATTTAACTTATTTTTCTGGGTCTATGTCTAAAGCTAATCCTTCTACGGTTTGTGTATTAGAAATGATTTTTAGAAAAGATGGTGTTAAGCGTATAAAACAAAACATAGCTATAGATACAACAGGTTCTACAAGTTTCATAAAGCACTTTGACTGCCCGCTGCCTATAGAAGAAAAGACAGATGTGTTTGTAAATGCCGCGGAGGTTTCTCAAAGTAACGCGGGTGTGTTCACTAATTTTTCTATAATATTAGTAAATCAAAGCGAGAAGTATAAGTAATGTACGAACAAAACTTATATAAAATAGTTGAACCAATAAAAAAGACTACTATAAGTAGACTTAATAAATCTCGTAAATGGGAATATGGCTATAACAAAGAGCATGATGTTGTAGTCATATCTAAGACAGGTATGATCGGTGAGATATATGAAATACAAGGATTAAAAATAGCATTGCCTAAACAGCCTAAAAACACCTTTAAACACGACAAGAACAAATGGGTTAGATTCGATTATCCAAAAGAATTAGGTAAATTAAAAAGTATATTCGATTGGAGAGATTACCCAGAGGAGAGTAAAGAGCAGTGGTTTGACTATATTGACGAAGAATTTAAACGTCGTGAAGAAGGATTTTGGTTTACTAACGATAGCGAGCCAACATATTTAACAGGTAGTCACTATATGTATTTACAATGGAGCAAGATTGACGTTGGCGCTCCAGACTTTCGTGAAGCAAATAGGTTGTTCTTTATATTCTGGGAAGCGTGTAAAGCAGACGCTAGATGCTACGGTATGTGTTACCTTAAAAACAGACGTTCTGGATTCTCCTTTATGAGTTCAGCTGAAACGGTTAACCAAGCTACAATATCTAGCGATAGTAGATATGGTATATTATCTAAGAGTGGTGCTGATGCTAAGAAAATGTTTACCGACAAAGTTGTACCAATATCTATTAACTATCCTTTCTTCTTCAAACCGATTCAAGACGGTATGGACAGACCTAAGTCTGAACTTGCCTACCGAGTTCCAGCGAGTAAGCTTACGCGTAGAAAAATTGTTTCAAAAGAAAAACAAGAGGAGTTAGTTGGACTTGATACAACTATTGACTGGAAGAACACTGGTGATAACAGTTATGATGGTGAGAAGCTAGCTTTACTAGTGCATGATGAAAGTGGTAAGTGGGAAAGGCCTGACAATATATTAAATAACTGGAGGGTTACCAAAACCTGTTTACGTCTTGGTAGCAGAATTATAGGCAAGTGTATGATGGGTTCAACATCAAACGCTCTAGACAAAGGTGGAGAGAATTTTAAAAAGCTATACTATAGTAGCGATGTAACTAAAAGAAATAGAAATGGTCAAACACGTTCTGGTTTATATTCTTTGTTTATCCCAATGGAATGGAACTATGAAGGATTTATTGATGAGTTTGGACGACCCGTCTTTAATACCCCAAGACGAGAGTGTCATGGACCTCACGGAGAATTAATCGACGTAGGTGTAATAGAAAACTGGGAGAATGAAGCTGATGGATTGAAGGAAGATCAAGATGCACTAAATGAATTTTACCGTCAGTTTCCAAGAACTGAAGAGCACGCGTTTAGAGATGAGACGAAGAATAGTTTGTTTAATCTTGTAAAAATATACGAGCAAATAGATTATAACGAAGGTATTAGAAACTCTGCAGCTATAACAACTGGAAACTTCCAATGGGTGAATGGTGTTAAAGATACGCAGGTGGTATTTAATCCAGATCCAAACGGTAGATTTAATATTAGCTGGGTTCCAGATAGAAAACTTCAAAATAGAGTGATATTAAAAAATGGAATAAAGTATCCAGGTAATGAACATATTGGCGCTTTTGGCTGCGATAGCTATGATATTAGTGGTACCGTTGATGGTAGAGGATCCAACGGATCTCTTCATGGATTGACTAAATTCTCAATGGAGAGCGCTCCTGCTAATACATTCTTCTTAGAATATATAGCTAGACCACAAACCGCTGAGATATTTTTTGAAGACGTGTTGATGGCTTGTATTTTTTACGGTATGCCACTACTTGCTGAGAATAACAAACCAAGGTTACTTTATTACTTTAAACGCAGAGGTTACAGAGCTTTTAGCATGAACAGACCGGATAAGGTTTGGAACAAGCTATCAGTTGCAGAGAAAGAGGTTGGAGGTATTCCTAACTCAAGTGAAGATATAAAGCAAGCTCACGCCGCTGCTATTGAAATGTACATAAACGATCACGTAGGTGTTGACAGTGAAGGAGGTTACGGGACAATGTATTTTAACAGGACTTTGAACGATTGGGCAAAGTTTGATATTAACAAAAGAACTAAGTTTGATGCTTCTATAAGCTCGGGCTTAGCTATAATGGCGTGTAATAGACATTTATACACTCCTGTAGCAAATAGAGAAAAAAAGAAATTAAATATACATATAGCCAGATATAATAACTCTGGAAGTATGTCACAAATAATTAAACGATAGACATGGCTTATTCAGGCACTTATAAATCTTTTCCCAGTCAAGCAGTTAGCGATTTAGAAAAATTAAGCTACGATTACGGGTTGCAGGTAGCGAAAGCTATACAGCACGAGTGGTTTGAGTTTGATCAAAATAGAAGTAACAATAGGTATAGAGATCAGCAAGCCAACTTCCATAGACTTAGGCTTTATGCTAGAGGAGAGCAATCAATTCAAAAATACAAAGATGAATTATCTATAGATGGTGATTTATCTTATCTAAACTTAGATTGGAAGCCTGTGCCAATCATTCCTAAATTCGTTGACATT